ATATACCCTGTGCATAACTTTTTACCCTGTGCATAACTTTTTATAAAAACACCACCCCCTGTGCATAACTTTTGCCACTTAAAAATTTTTATGTATAATTTTTTATGACATTCGTGTTAACATTTATTTAACTACTCCCCCACACTTAAAAACTATGGACACAAACATCCTAAATTTTATCTGGGAACCAAAACTCCCGCTTCCTGAATTGTGGAACAACGCTTGTTGTGATCCGTCATTTGTTGATGCAAATAAAATTCAAATCAACCCAACAAAACAAGATGAGAAAGAAGCTCGCGCGTTTGTCTTCCAAACACCCTCTGCTCCCTCTAAGCCAACGACACCTGGCGCGGCCATTGCAGCAAGACGGCTTTTAGCACAATACGATTTTTCTATGGCTGACGAGTCAGCACGCCTGCGAACCTATGCCATCTCACGCCTGCTTGATTTAGCGGAGAGTGAAAAAGAAAGTGTTGCCCTTGGTGCAATTGAGAAGATTGGTAAGATTGCTGAAGTTGGACTGTTTGAAACTAAAATCAGTATCGATATTGGCAATAAAACAACTGATGAGCTTGAAAAAGACTTGCAAGGTCTTATGAACAAATACATGAGTTCGCTTAATGTCATCAACGCCTAGTCCTATTCCAGCTGAAGTTCTCAATCAGATGAGTGAGACGGATCGAATCCGTGCGCTTGAACTGTTAACTGAACTTGACCATCGCAATACGAGAGCCGCTGCTCAAAAAGACTTTATTAAATTTGTAGAAAGAATGTGGCCAGAGTTTATTCCAGGTCGACATCATGCAAAAATGGCAAGAGCGTTTGAACGTGTAGCACAAGGTAAATTAAAAAGACTTATTATCAATATGCCACCTAGGCACACCAAGTCTGAGTTTGCGTCATATTTACTACCAGCATGGTTTTTAGGGTTGTACCCAAATAAACAAATCATGCAAATCTCCCACACTGCCGATATGGCTGAAGGGTTTGGACGTAAAGTAAGAAACTTGGTTGACTCAGATAATTACCACACTATCTTTCCAGACACTCGCCTGCGTAGAGACTCTACCGCTGCGGCTAGATGGAATACGGATAAGAACGGTACTTATATTGCTATGGGTGTTGGCGGTGCTGTTGCAGGTAAAGGGGCTGACCTCTGTCTGGCAAAAGAATCCATAGTTGATAATGGACGACAACTACAGATTAAAGACATTCAGATAGGGGATGTAATAAAGACAAACACTGGATGGGAAAAGGTAACAAATAAATCATTGACGACCCACGATAGCTATGTTATATTAAATCACGATGTAAGAGCATCTAAAACCCACCCGTTTATGACAGACAGGGGTTGGGTAGAAGCAGGTGAGCTAAACATCGGAGATAAAATATTAACTATAACTATTTGGAGACAGATATGTACCCTTCTCAAGACCCTACTAGAAAAGCGTGGCAAGGAATGATGAACCGTTGCTACACAACAACCAATAAAGACTATCCAAAACTGGGAGGGGTAGGGATTAAAGTGCACCCCGCATGGCATGATTACAATATGTTTGCGAAAGATATGGGGGAAAAACCTGAAAATTGCAGACTTACAAGGCATTGCGATGGTTTAGATTTTACCCCCGATAATTGCTTTTGGAATCCAGTAACTAACTATGCTAAAACGAGAGAGTACACTATATGGAAAGGTATACGGCGCAGATGTGGGATAGTACCAACGTCACAAAACCATAAACCTAATAAGCTATATACCGATAAAGCAATTTACATGTGTGAGGATTGGGTGGACGATTTCCCTGTATTTTTTGCATATGTAGGGAAAGCACCTGACCCAAGCTACTCTTTAGATAGAATAGACAACAATAAAGGGTATGAACCGGGTAATGTTAGATGGGCTACTCCGAAAGAGCAGGCTAATAATCGGTCAGATAATGTCTGGATAGAAATGCACGGGGAGCGTAAAACTTTACAGGAGTGGTGTGATTATTACTATGCCGATAGATCTACAGTGTCCTCAAGATGGGTAAATTTATTTAATGCTACCAAATCGAAAAATAACCCGTGCGCCCAATACGACATGCAAGGTAATCATATAGCTGACTATGTAGGGACTAAAGCTGCAGCTGAAGCGACAGGGCTAAATCAAGGTACGATAGCTAAATGTCTAAGTGGCGGAAATGCCAGCGCAGGTGGATATAAATGGAAATACATAAAATAAAACGCTGGTTCACAGGCAGTTTTTTAGGGTACGTTACCGTTGACCACAAGGATGTGGTCAATGAACCACTAGAAATGGTAGATATAACTGTAGAGCCTAGCCATGAGTTTTTAGTTAAAAGCGAAACTAACTGGTTAAGGACACATAATTGTATCCTTGATGACCTAATAAGTGAACAAGAAGGAAAAAGTCAAAACCCTGAGCCACACAATGTTGTGTATGACTATTACATGACCGGACCTCGCCAACGACTTCAACCGGGGGGCTCAATAATTTTAGTTATGACTCGCTGGTCAGTCCGAGATTTAACAGGAAGACTTGTTGAAAACATGATTAGCTCCCCAGATGGTGACCAATGGGAGGTTATCGAGTTTCCGGCTATTCTCCCATCAGGTAAACCATTATGGCCTGAATTTTGGCCACTTGCAGAGTTAGAAAAAACACGCCTATCTGTTGACGTACGTTTTTGGAATGCTCAGTATTTGCAAAATCCAACGTCTGAAGAAGGGGCAATAATTAAACGCGACTGGTGGAAACGCTGGGACAATGATAGACCTCCAGAAATGGACTACCTTTTAATGTCGTGGGATACCGCGTTTGAAAAACACAATCGAGCAGATTTTTCTGCGTTAACTGTATGGGGTGTGTTTGAAGCAGATAATGACGATGGGACACGTCAACCTAATATCATGTTACTGGATGCAGTGAAAAAGCGCGTGGAGTTTCCAGAGCTTAAAGAGTGGGTGAAAGAAGCCTATGATGAGTGGGCACCAGATACAATGATAGTTGAAAAACGCGCATCGGGTATGTCATTGATTCAAGAGCTTAGACGGATGGGTATACCTGTTCATGAATTTACCCCTGCTCGCGGTAACGATAAGATTTCACGTCTTCATAGTATTGCGGATATTTTTTCGTCTGGCTTTGTTTGGGCACCCAATTATCGCTGGGCAGATGAGCTTGTTGATGATGTCGCCGCGTTCCCTTCGGGTATGCATGACGACTTGGTAGATACAGTAAGTCAGGCGCTAATCTTCTTTCGTAATGGTAACTTCGTGCGTACAATACTCGATGAGCCTGAAGAAGAAAAATTCTATCGACGCAAACGAGAGTATTATTGATTATCACTTACTACGAGACTATTAAATGAGTATAGATAAAAGTTTATATCAAGCACCTATGGGGCTTGATTCCCTACTTGGAGCAATGTCAGATGAACCGCCAGATATTGAGATTGAAATTGATGATCCTGATGCACTGCATATCGCTATGGGCGGACTTGAAATTGACTTCGATTCAAAACCACCAGATGAAGACTTTGACGAGAATTTAGCTGAACTTTTAGATGATGGTGAGCTGTCGTCTATAGCGTCAGAGTTGTTATCAGATTTTGATGACGATGTGAGTGCACGCCGTGATTGGATAACCACCTATACTGACGGCTTAGAGCTTCTTGGTATGAAGATTGAAGAGCGCACTGAACCTTGGGATGGTGCGTGTGGTGTGCATCATCCACTACTCAGTGAAGCACTGGTTAAGTTTCAAGCTGAGACGATGATGGCAACTTTTCCATCAGCAGGTCCTGTCAAAACCACTATTATCGGCAAAGAAACGCAAAGTAAAAAAGACTCAGCTGCTCGTGTACAAGATGATATGAACTATCAACTGCTTGATGTGATGACTGAGTATAGACCTGAGCATGAGCGTATGCTTTGGGGTCTTGGGTTATCGGGTAATGCGTTTAAGAAAGTTTACTTTGACCCACGACTTAATCGTCAAGTGTCTGTGTTCGTTCCCGCTGAAGATATGGTGGTGCCTTATGGTGCGTCTAACTTAGAAACGGCTGAGCGCGTAACGCACGTTATGCGTAAAACTGAAAACGATATGCGTAGACTTCAAGTTGCAGGGTTTTATCGTGATATTGATTTGGGTGAACCCGATGGTCAACTTGATGATGTTGAGAAAAAGATTGCTGAGAAAATGGGTTTTCGCGCAACATCAGATGATCGCTATAAAATTCTTGAAATGCACGTTGATCTTGATTTACCAGGTTTTGAAGATACCGATGAGAATGGTGAGGAAACAGGGATTGCACTACCTTATGTGGTGACAATTGAAAAAGGAAGCCAAGAAATTTTATCTATTAGACGTAACTGGGAGCCTGATGATGAAACCTACACCAAGCGACAACATTTTGTTCATTATGGGTATGTCCCTGGGTTTGGCTTTTATTGCTTTG